TATAAGCAGTAAAGGTATCAATAGTATTATCAAGTTTATATTCATCTGGCATAGCACGAACAAATTCTTTTACATTGATATGTTCGGCAATGGAAATCTTAGCATTATTATGAAAGATTACCATTGCTTCTTCCATAGTATTCAAACAAGCATGTCGTTTCTGATACCTATGTTCGTACTCAAAGCATAAATGTATTCCGTGTGTAATCAACCAAGCAAGATTGTAGTGATTATCTGCAGCCCATTTGGTGCAGGGATGATTTCTATGAGAACCTTTTTCGGTATTATATGGAGAACCATCTTTCTTAGAAATAGTTCCCCAATCATAGTACCACTTAGAATATATGATGGAGACCATTTGACAGGTCTCCAGGCTCATCTTCACTGAGTATTTGTCAGGAAGTACTTGAGCAGACTTTGCGGGACATTTATCAACAACGAATATATTCATTATCCAAATTTAGAATCGGGTTCCATTGCAATCCAGTATACCACAGAACGATTGGATGCAGTGAATTTAGAAAGAAGTTTTTCCGAAATCACCACATCATAAGAACCAGGAATAATCTTAAGATTCTCCACCTTGAAATTCATAATAAATTCAGTACTAGTTTCACCAACTATAATTGAATATTCATTAGAAGTGTCGTTATTCTTATCACGAACAACAAGCTTAATAACTCCAGCTTCACCAACAATGGAGAGGTCATTTAGTTGATATACAGCAGCTGCTTTCTTTAGTTTATCTAATTGTGAATGTTCTAAATTAAAACTAATGTCCTCAGAAGGAAGAGAAATATTCTTATCTGGAGGAGAAACAATAATAGATGAGTCTGCAAAGAAATACTTCACACGGCGCTTTCCTTCTCTGATAATAACGTACCTATCATTAGTAAAATCAAGTTCTGGACTATCGTGAAGACCAATACCATTAAGAAATTGATTTAGGTCGTAAATAGCAAAGTCCCTAGGAAACTCCTCATCTACAATTGCTTCCGCTAGAATAGTTTGAGTAACTGAAATTGTACGAAGCTTATTTCCCTCCCTAACAAAAATAGATTGATTAATAGAAGAAAAGTTCTTCAGAATATTCAGAGTTTCAGCGGAGAGTTTCATATTTGTCCTTTGGTTCATTGTGTAGTCCAGAAAAATTATAAAGTAAAATGCAATAGTGTATTGCTTTCAGTAAATCAAGCTTACTTTTTCCACCCTTCTTACCAAATCGGGATAGATATTTGATAGCGTTTGACCTACTAAATGGTTCAGCATCTCCAATACTCTCAATTAAATCAAGAGTCTGGGTTTTGGAGGATTCTGATGTATAATGGGAATGATAAGTACTAGAAATATACTCCTCAATTTTCCGAAGAGTTTTATCTTCGTTATACTTCCAAAATCCATTTCTGTTATTGGGTTTAGGTGGGGCAGTCAATTGAATATGATCATCACCAGATGGAGCTGGATTACCAACTAAACTGTGACCATCGTCCCCCCAATCTCCACCAGGAAGAGCAGAACCAATAAACGCAATATTATCAAAAGCTAAGTGGTCAGACATAATATTAAAAAATAAAGAAGGTGTATTCGCCTTCTTTTATTATATCAGACAGACTCAGTTTCGTCAACCCCCTCTTTTTCATCCGAAGAATCTAAATTAAAATGCTCATCAAGAGTATTGTATAGATTTAAGAATGCTGTTTTTACGCAATCATCAAACCTATTAGTAGCAATTTTAATTGCCTTTGATTTATTGCCAAAAATAGCATATGCCTTAATTATATGAACTAACCGACGAGTTGAAATAATTTCATCAACACCACCCTCATAAAAAGTTTTACGAATAGAATCACCCCAATCAACAAGTTTCTTGATAAACTCATCATCAACAACATTAAGTAATTTAGCGATTTTAGTTAAAATCTTCGTTTCAATAGCTGGGGATGGATAAGCCTGCTCAAAGGTAACACTAAACCGTTCTAGAAATGCTTCATTCATAACAGACGTACCAATAAACCGACCATCATCTGAACCCTTACCCTTTGTGTTAGCAGTGGCAATGATATTAAATCCAGCCTTAGGATGAATTAGCTTAGAAATCTTCTTAAGAAATAAAGGCTTTCCTTCCATTACAGATTGTAAAACCATAATTTTATTAGATGCTAGGTCAATTTCATCCAATAAGAGAATAGCACCACGTTGAAGTGCTTCAATCACAGGACCATTTTGCCAAGAGGTTTCTGTAGTATAGTCAGTTTTTACATTGTAATTATAATTATCTTCATAACCATTATTTTTAGACCAAAGAATAAAATCACGAAAATCGGTATCAGTTAGAGAGAAAGTTTGGTTCATAATGAATTGGATGTAATGAAAGTTTTTTGACTACTTTAGTAGTATAGCACCGAATACCATCAATTGGGAGGAAGGGTGGTCAGTTTTTCAACTGCCACAATGTCCGTATGATATTTTCTTCCACTCAAGATACTTTGAATAAGTGTACGAATCACAGGTAATTGTGTGATTCGGTACAGATGTTAATCTAAATCCACCAATTAGTTCGTCAGCATCCGTTTCAATCGTGAGATTCACACGAATCATCTCCCTCTTTAACTGAGCACAAGCTTGCTCAACTGCCATTGTTTTACCATTACCAGAGAGACCAGTAATAAAGGTAGGATAAAAAATACCAGATGAAATAATTTTCTTAATATCCCTGAAATTACCAAAGCTGACGAAGTTAACATCTTTATCAGGAATTAAATTTTCTGTATACATCGGACTGGCTGGTGATGCATTATATGAATTTTCAATTGACTTAATAGCCTCAGTGGTCACTTCCAAATTCCACTTACCGTGACCAGTCTTATATTTTTCAAGACGCTTAGTAATTGTTTGATATGAGACACTGTTGATAGCACAGTATCCACGAATATCACCAGAAGTTACTTCTGTTCCATAAATATCGGTTAAATCAGAAATAATTTGTTCTTCGTTCATAATAATTTTGCGAGACATAGTTTTGTTGTTTGTGACTAATTAAGTATAGCACGGCTCTTAGGAAAAGGAATCTACCAAGAGCCAGTTTGTAAGGTGGATAATCAAGAAATTAATTCAGTAAATTCTGAAAGAATTTTTTTATTTGTTTTCTTTAACATTAATGATTTCTTAAAGGCATTGCGAATAGTAATAAGTGTTGGTGAGTCATCTTCAATTCCAGTATCCCAATCCGAATCCAAAGATAACGAATTACCCGAAATAACAAAATAACTAGTATATCCAGAAGTCTTAATAGAACAAGATTTATTCTTATTCCAATTGGATATAATTTTTTCATATTCAGAAGATGGATATTCGGTATATCGTTTAATAAATGAACTAATGCCACTATTACCAAAAAGAACCCGCATTCCAATAAAATTTACTGTAGAGAATTTATCCCTAAGATGTCTTAAAATAATATCAGTAAGTTCGTAACCATGATGATAATATCCACTAAAAGGAAAATTATAAGTAGTTCCCAATTTCCTATCCCTCAATATACAACCACCAGCAACAATAGAATTATTATATCCATCATCATCACATTCATATTTTGCTGGCATAACCCTATCATATGTTAGTGTATTTGAATCCCCATCGGTAAGAATAACACATTGAACTTTTTGTAGATTATATTTACTCTGAAACATTGGAATAATTTTATGTAATGTAATCAATGCCTCGTTTAATGGAGTACCAGAAAGTTGCATTTTTTTTGGAACAACATATCCGCTATCATAATACTCCCCAGAAAAATAAGATGCAATACGATATATACTTTGAAGTTGGGAATCAAATTTACTTGTTGTTGTTTTGCTGGATAAAATATTCATAAGATTAAAATCTGGATGAACGTGTAATAATCCATGAGAAACATCATAATGCTTATATGGTTGATACGTACACCAATCAGAGGTAAATGCATATACCTCAAATGGAATAGATACCTTCCTACAAAACCAAACCAAATTGAACAATTGTTTACAAGTATCAAGCATAACCTTGTCCATTGAACCAGACCAATCTAAAATAAAAATCAATCCGTGATTCTTACCTTCTGCAAGAGTTGTTACTCTCTTAAAAATATCATCATTATATTGATAAGAGTGTAAATTAGAACAATCTAATGTTCCAGTTCGTGAAGTAGATGAACGAGTATATGAATCTGCGGCTTTGCGACACTCAAATTCTTTAACTAAGTAATTAACTTCTTGTCGTGCTGATTGCTTAAATTTACGATATTCTGAATCTGGTTCGTTAAAAACAGAAGCGGCATACTGTTTCCACTGTTTATCACAAACTTCATGAACAGCTTTATTAGAAATAATTATGGTATCTAAATTGAGATTTGGTATCTCCAAATAAGTAATAGTAGACCCATCATTTGTCTTAGTAAGTTTACGAATAGACTCACTAAGGGAGGTATCGGTCTTTACCTGTGGTTCGGAATCACCACTAGAACCATCAGCCCCATTAGAACCATTAGAACCATTAGAACCATCAGCCCCATTAGAACCATTAGAACCAGCCCCATTAGAACCATCAGCCCCATTAGAACCATCAGCCCCATTAGAACCATTAGAACCATTAGAACCATCGGATGTGGCATTACCACGTATTTTAATAGCCTCCTCCTTACAATACGCATAAAGAAGTTCAGCGGCTTTTATTGCATCAGCAAAGGTTTCAGAACTCTCAACAGCCTTCAAAATAACCTTTTCTTGTTCATTAAATACGATATCAATACAACTACCAACTTTGCAGCAGATATTGATACGGTCAGCTAAATTATATGATGATACATCATCATCTCCAATCATAAAGAAATCTTTATCAAGCAGCTCCTTATATCCACTATAAAAAATCTTGGCAGAACCTGGATATCGTCGCTTACATAACTTTTCAATACGAGCATCCTCAGTAATATTCAGAAATGACATCGGAACCTTAGTGAGTTCCCTCCAGTCATCATTTGGTGTATAATTAGCATGACTTGCCTCGTGTAGAAGTAGAAGCTGATATACATTCTCAGAAACATTTTCCCAAATAGGAAGAGTAAGAATCCGATTTTCTACATCAAATGATGCAGTATCTACATTCTTATGCTCAACTAAAAGATCCTCAGTTGCTAAAAGCCTAGCAAGATTTCCATGAATTTCGTGATTTACAGACACATTAAAGTTTCAATTGAACCCATTATACGAGGAAATCACCATTGTTACTAATGAAATAGACAGTTTAAAAATTGGCACATATTAAAAAAGCGTCCTTTTTCGGGACGCTTCTTGAGTTTGTTTATAAAATTTTTAGCTCGCTTTTTAGCTTGTCTTAATGCTTGTGGCTTAAGATGTCTCTTCTGGTCTTTTTTAGAATGATGTTTCCAATTTGGGGTAATCATTTTTTAATTATTTAGTTGATTCTCTGTCTTATGAGTAAAGTTACCCTTCTTCTCAAACGTAATAACATTATCAAACTTATCTTGTATTCCTTCCTTATGGGAAATAACGAATACATTAGCATCTGTAATTACATTACGAATAATATTAAGGAAATCATCTGTACCAGAAGAATCCAATGACCCATCAAACACCTCATCAAAAATTAATAAGGAAACATTTGTAGAATTCTTTATTTTAGCAATTTCTCTCCAGGAGAATAACAGTGCCAAATTTATACGAGCTTTCTGTCCTTCAGAAAAAGAGTTATAAGAAAAATTTTCATATATCGGAGAGCATATCTTCTCATTAAATTCTTCATCTAATGTAAAATTAATATATAAATCCATCATATGCAAATATCTATTAACCTGTTGATTAATCAATGGTAGATACTTTTTAATAATCCTAGATTTAACTCCACCATCCTTCAATAAATTATATGAGAATTCATAATACTGAGATTGTTCTTTTTTATTAAGTAATTCAGTCTTGGCTTGTTTAAAATTCAAAATAAATTGTTCTAATTTATCGTGTTCTACATTACGATTCTGAATCTGGTCCTCAATTATTAAAATTTCAGATTGTATATCTTTAATCTGAGAATGATACTGAGAAATCTTAGTATTATTCTTTGATATGTCATGAGTAAGAGATACAATCTCCTTAGATAATTGAGAGAATATATTCTCTCTCTTCTCCTCTTCATTGATAGTAGACTCAAGTTCCTTATATGCCGCTTCTAATTCCACTGAAATACTCTGAAATTCATCAATTTTAGATTGCCTAAATTCATCTTTCAATTCTTGGGTACAGGTTGGACAAACCGTATTCTCATTAAAAAACTTATAATCTTTACCTATGGATGAAATCTTTTGGGACAATTTACCTCTGAGATTTCCAAGTTTTTTCAATTTGCTAGAAGCACCAACAAATTGTCCAAGATTTAAATTTAATTCCTCTAATTTTTCTGTTGTTACTTTATTTTCATCACCACAAGAAGTCTCTTGATTAATTAAGGATAATATTTTATCTTTTTTGGTCTGAATATTATCCTTGCCTCTCTTCTCAATTTCATCAATAAAGTTTTTTTGCATCTTAACTTTATCAGATAATGACTCTTTCTGTTGTTCTAAAGATTGCAATTCAACTTTAAG